GTCCATCCCCTTGGTCATACCTAAACGGCTTGGAAGCGGTTTAAGTAATCCGCCCACCATTGAAGGTGAGCGGTTGACCACCGGTCGTATACTGGGATGTATACGACCCATTTACGCACACGACGGATCGTAAATGGAACCAAAGTAGTCTCTACTGCTGTTTGCTCACTCCTAACCCGTCCGTATTTCCTGTACGCCTTATTAAGGTGCCAGAGAAAACGGGATCGGGGGCCTGACACACGTCTTCGACGTTGTGCTGTGCCATAGCCTTTAAAGTGAGGCACATAAGACCAGCCATCCCGGCCGGGCTTATGCAGCACTATCAGCTTCTGACTGTATGCACTCGTGGCATCTATAAAGACGCCCGTAGTAGGATCAGCGTTCCGAGGCACTTGAAGTAGCTTTGCGGAGACAACAGTCTCTTTTGCAAGCTCCCAAAGTGCTCCTTCCGGAGATCCTAAGTCAACTAAATAGTTGACAAGCATGCTTAAGTCACCTTTCGAGCTTCCGGATGACCGGAAGTAGAGAGGCGTGATATCAGTCCCGTTGAACCAATGCTTTCCGCATGATTCACGGTATGGTCCAGTCCAATAGGACTTTTCCAAATTTAAACTGAAACCACAGAAGTTAAGCACCTCGGTTAGCTCCTCTACCAGTTCGGACTCAACGATGATATCATCGCCATAGACCGAAAACCGGCGGGAGCCTACCGCGTGGCAGAGACTAGCGAAAATGAGAGTCTCCAACGTAAAGGTTGCTCCGTTGCCCATCGATGAGAATTTCTCAAAGATATGCAACTGTTTGGAGCGCCCAAGCGTATATAACGGAGATCTCACGTCGTCCAGATATCGATACCACTTCGGATGAAGTAGGTAAGCGACTAAGGATCGACTCAGCGTATCACTAGCCTGGGAGAGATCCACGGTGGCCAATTGGCCGTCAATGGACCCTTCTTTAGCTAGCTGCTGATTTCGCAACTGGTCAGACAGGTTCAGACCGAATCTCATGAGACGGCCTTTACAATACGTATCAAATGCTAGCTGAAGTGGCAAATTGCCATCAGGTTCGCAAGCGATCGTTCTGTCTGTTTTCCAGTTCTTTGGCACCGTGATCACCCGACTTCTCTCACACTTCTCAACTCCATCGCAGTCCCACCCGTAG